AGATCAGGGCGCAGCGCGAAGCAGCCCAACGCCAAGCGGCACAGCAACACAGCACGAACCGCCACGGATGGAAGTGCATCGATGGAATCCTCTTCCGCCCCCTACCCGGCGGCGGCTGGGAGAACGTGCCCGGCGAATGGTGCACGCCTGAACGAAATCAAAACAGAAAATGAATGCCAGATAACTGGCATGATTCTTGCGCTGTAGACGGCTTGCCGAGTTTATGCTAGGCGAGCGCGCCTAACACCGCCAGATGCCCCACGTAGTACGCGAGGAACAACCAGCGAAAGCGCGGAACCGGCACATCCACGCGGCCCAAGGCCCACAGGATCGGCAGCGCGAGCAATGCCCAGGCATTGCCATTCCACCAGCAGAGAGCCGCGAAGGCGGCCAGCACATAACCGGCAGTGACCCACCCGGGACGGCGGAACCAGCAGCAGGCCGCGAGCATGATGGCCGGCCCGGCCCACTGGAAATCCACGAAGAAGCCCAGCACCGACCACGCGAGCAGCGCACCCCACAGGCTTTGCGTGGAGCAGATGTAGATTCCGAGCGCGAGCGTGAGCAAGACATTCAGCGGCAACCAGTAGCCGAAGGCCAGGGCGTGCAGCGGTTGCACGACGAGGCCGGCCAGCACTAACCGAAGGAAGGCGCGAGCGGTGGCGCCCGGCGAAGCGTTGGCGAGGTTATAGACCAGCACCACCGCGAAGATCGGCAGGCAGACCCGGGCCAACTCCGTAAGCCATGGCAAGGCACCTGCGAACAGCACCTTGTTCACGTGGTCCCCAGTCATCAGGACCAGCGCAAGCCACTTCGCCAGTTCGCGGCCGCCGGAAGTCATGGCGCGGCCCCCGCCTCGCCCAACGGCGCAGAGAGTCCGTGCGGCTCGCCCTGCCGCTCCTGACGCGCCTGGCGATACGGGTTATAGGGCATTCCATGTCGCGCTACGGTGCGGCACTCAGGCTGCGAGAGTTCGTAGCGGGTGCCCTGCTCCGTCAGGCACGTGCACGACGGCTCCCGGCGCGCACCGTCCGCAACCTCCCCCTCCAGCGAGGACATGCAATACAGCTGCGGATCGGCCGTGATGCCACGTTGATCGAAGACCGGTGCCGTCCAGGGCATGGTGCCGAACCGGGGCAGATGGTCGAGGGCGTAGGCTGTGCGAGATTCCCACTTCGGGCCCGCCACGGAGCCTTGCGCAACGGGCACGGGGGCTGACGGCGACGCGGCTTGCGCCGCGTTCGCCGTCTCTTTGCCCGTGATCGTTTCCGCGAAGGCATCAGGGCGCAGGACGCTAACGGCCCACCAGCCCAGTACCACGGCCGCGACCAGCAGCACCGGCACGGCCAGCACCTTGAGGGGCAATCGGGCCTTGATCGTGTGGACCTCGGCCGACTTGTACGCACCGAACACCGACGACGGCAGCAGCCGGGTCTTTCGCTGGGCAAGCTCCCGCTTCGCGGACGATTTGATGTCTTCGTTCAACTCGCCCCAACTGAACACGTCGATCATCTTCGTCCCGAAGCGGCGCACCACATGGTGGTGATTGCCGATCAGGCCGCGCACGAACGGATACAGCTGATTCGGCTGTTGGGTAGTCCACACGAAATCCAAACCCCGGTGCCGATGCTCCGCCAGGTCAAGGACGTGCTTTGGCGTTGCTTGCCGGGTGGCATCGTGCAGATGCCCAAACCACTTCCACGCCTCATCCACGAAGATCAGCGAGCCGTTAGGGACCACATACTCGCCGGTTTGCAGGTCGCGCTTGTTCCAGTCGCGTGCATCATCCAGCGGCGTGGCAAGGCCCGGCTGTAAACCATCAATGCCTACCGCAAAGATCGGGCGCTCGCCCTTCTTCGCCTCGTCTACGAGGCGCTCCATCATCAGCGCCGTCTTACCGTTGCCAGGCTGGCCGGTGAACAGTTCGATAGGCATGTCACACCGCCTTGGTCAAGAACACCTTGGCGGACTTGATCGTCCATGCCGTGGTGTAGGCGCTCAACAGGACGCTGCACGCCTTGTCGAAGTTCAGGACGCCGGCCCACTGCATGGCAGTGGCCATCGCTCCCCCACCCGCCCCCAACTGGGCCACGTAGTTCCGCAACTGCGCCAGCAAGGGATCAATGGCGTAGTTATCGATGGCGAGCGAAAGCCCGAGGAACAGCAAAGCCGCCACGATGAAGCTGCCGATCTTCGAGAGCAGAAGCACGCGAAGAACGGTCATCAGCGAGGAAACGATGAGAGGGATCAGTGCAGGCATGGTCAGCTCCGGACAATGATCGCGAGGCCGGCCAGGTACGCCATGATCATCACGAACACCCCGCCCAGCCGCATCCAGTCACAGAAGACGGCGGTATCAAAGGAAATCGGCCGGCCCAACACATCGATCGTCGGAAGCGACGGACAGGTACGAACGAACCCATAGCCGGATTCGTCAAACTCCAGATCAGATGGCGTTCCACCCCAACCGCCGCCGAAACCACGGCGGACCGTCGCGGGATCAAGGTCCGCGCCCAGGACGCCATCGCTACTTACCGGGTCCATTGCGTTACTGCCGCCGTTCCCTCCACCCGGCGTGCCTGGACTCGCGTTGGCGAGCTTCTCCAGGGCACAAGATGCCTTCCACTGCTGGATCAGCATCGCGTACTCAAGCGCGTCACACTTCTCACCGGTGCATACCGGCACCGATGCACAAGTGCCGCCACTCACGTTGCGGTTACGCCGCGTGTTGCAGTCGATGCGCCATTGAATCTTTACCTGCATGCAGTCGATAGCACCGCCGTTGCAGGCCGGCGGCGCGTCGCAGGTGTCGCCACCCGATGCCGATTCCTTGCCGTCGTTGTCCGGGTCGTCGTCGTCCACATCGGCGATCCCGTCGCCGTCGCTGTCCTTGCCGCAGGTTCCGTTGGCCCGGCGCGCCTCACCGGCGGCGCATTGGCCCTCGCCGGGCAGGCACTCGCCGGAAGGGGCCTTGACGTTGCCGGCCGGGCACTCGCTCTTCTCCGTCGAGCAGGTGCCATCTGCCCCCATCACCATCCCGGCCGGGCACACGCTTTCGCACTCGCCGGTGGCCGCGTTCTTAATCTGATCGGCGCTGCAATGCTGCTCTTTGGGCTCGCAAGCACCGATGTAGGCGTTCCAGTGGTAGCCCTCAATGGACGAGCACTGCTCCCGCATATTGTCGTTCGTGCAGACGGTACCGGCCGAGTACATACCGGACCACGTGCCATCGCCATTCGCGTACCAGGTGGCGGCGCATCCATTCATGCAGCTGATCGAACCCTGCCGGACATAGCCCGAAGCGGTCGAAGTCGGAGGCGCGCCGACGTAATCCTGACGCGCAGAGCAGGTCGCCGAGCGCGGAAAGTTGTGATGCGTGCTCGAGTTACCGACACAGGGATTCTCGCGGAACGGCTGGCTATCGTTCGTGCGGGATTCCATCCAGCACGTATAGCGGCCCACGGTTGAACTGAAGTTCGTGTACTCACAGGTCCGCGGACTACGGCGACGATGCTCCCCGCGAATCAGAGCCGCGGCCTGTTCCTCGCAATGCGCGTACGCCTCGCCCTGATCGGCATGCTCCGAAGCGCGAGCCGCACCCGCGCCTGCAATCCACAGCGCAAGCACCACGCCGCACAGCGAAATGGCTTTACCGAGCAGGCGCGACAGATGCATCAGTCGCCCCCGAACACGATGTAAAGCGCGACCAACCACGCACCCAGCCAAATCCATCCTTCCATGCCCTGCCCTCCCAAAAGCAAACCGGCGGGGGGGAGTCGGACCCACCCCGCCGGCGGCCGTTACATCGCGCGGCGGACCCACTTGTAGACCTTGATGCCGACCAGGACGATCAGCACCGCGCCACCAATGGCAGCGATGGGGGTGGCGGCGCCTTCGATGGCGCTGGTCACGCCGGACACGTCGACACTGCCGGCGCCACCCGACGCGAACGCGAGCGGAGCCGCCAGGGCGGCGGTGGTGCCCGACAGGGCGGCGGCGATCTTGGAACGGATCTTGGTCAGGTACTTCATGGCTCTATCTCCTTATGCTTGATCGAGGAACTTACGAAGCCGGCGGAAAATCCACGCGGTGCACCAGAGCAACGCGCACGCAAGCCCGATGGTTTGCGCTTCCTCGATGCTCAGCGCCGGCAGGCTGGGCATCTGCGGAATCCAGATTTCTTGCGCGCACGCGCCCGTGGACGCGTCGAAATCGCTTTCGAGACAGCCACGGACAACGTGCGCCATGGCTTAGGCCGCCTTTGCCGGCTTGGCCGTCAGCGGCACGAGATCCACGTACCGCTTCAGCTGCAGGTCGCCGTACTGGCTGAGCGCGAAGCTGCGCGGGTCGATGTCGTACTCGCCCGGCGGATACGGCGGACGCTGTCCGAGGCCGACGCGGAACGGCAGTTCGAAGCCGTTGCCGAGGTCCAGGCCTACGGTCTGGGAGCGGATGATTCCGTTTTTGCTCTGCTGTTCTTCGACGGCAGCAGACTTCACGCGGCAGACAGGCATAGTTCTTCCCTCATCATTCGAAAGAGCGGTTCACCCTTGGCGACACCGCGAAACCGTCCGGGGTGACCATCGCGGACGACGCGGGCCTCCAGAACGTCGGCAAACGACGCACCGAACGCTTCACGGAGGCAGAACAGGAGCGGGCCGGCCTGACGGCGCAGCCACGTAACGGCGGCTTCGGTGGAGACCTCCACCTGTTTGCGGATCGTGCGCAGGCGGGTGCACGCGCCTTCGATCAGATCGCGCAGCACGCCATACGCGCCGCGCAGGTAGGCAACCGGGTTGGTCAGAATGTCGAACGGCAGGTGCATGTGCTTGCCGTACAGGCGCACCTCGGCGCGCACCCACGGCGACGACGGAAGGCCAAGCTGTTTGCCCTTCTCATACACGCACAGTTCTTTGTGGCCCTTGCCGCCCACGTAGAGCGTGCAGCCGGTGCCGTGCCCCTCATCGCTCAGGAAGCGGTGCCGCGGAGGGTGGCCGCCCTCGCAGAAATCGCCGGCAATGGCGCGCTCGCGCAGCTTGTGCACGTCCAGGCGCTTGCCCTCGTAATCGTCGTGCGCCACGTCCACGCGGCTGATCCGAGCGCGCAGCGCCTCGCACTCACGGCGAACGCGCGCCCAATCCTTGACCCACTTGCAGCCGGCACCGGAAAGGCTGATGCAGATGGTGTCGTTATTTCCGGCGCAGCCGATGCGCCCCACCATCTCCCCTTCCCGATCCACCAGCACCGCCGACTGGCGATAGAACATCCAGTTCTTCTGCCGGAGTTCACCGGCAACGACCTCCCCCCGGAAGCCGAAAATGCGGTAGAGCAGCAGGCTGATGTTTGAGCAGCGGAAGTCCTCCACTGCGGACTGAGGGACCACAAGGGTCAGGTAATCGACAATCGCGCCCCCCTGACCCTTTTGGCCCGTGTTACTCCCCGGGCCAATTTCGCCGGCCCCGGACTTTTCACCGGACGGGACCGGGGAAAAGGTCAACCGCTCCGCCGACTGCGGGACGCACGCGCCGGAGAAGATCCCGGTGCAGGCGTTGTCCAGGCGCGCAGCCTTGCTGCCCAGTTCCACGGCATTGCGACGGATGCGGCTCATGCGATGCCTTCCTCGCACCACAAGCAGATGCCGTCCTCGTTCAACGTCTCGTGGCAGACCGGGCACTCGTCCAGGTCGGCCGCCGACTCGCCGTTG